AGCAAATTCCTTTTGATCCATATTATTATTTACTCTATATTCTTTTACTCTTTTTCCTAAACTCATTTTTTATCCTCCTAAACATGCTTTTAACATCATATAAGCATCTGCAACATCATCACTATCTGCTACTTTTCCTGTGAATTCATTGAATTTATTCATCATAAATTCTTTTTGTTCTTTTCTCTCAAGTGGCAAATTATCAAATTTATTTTTCCAAAACACTGCTGGAACCAATAGTAAATCTATTTTTAATTTTTTTAGATTATATGTAAGCATTCCTCTTATCTCAGATAAAATAGATATTATACTAGAATTCAATCCTAAATATGTGTCTTCAACAATAACTAAATCTATTGCTGCACCTTTTATCTTCTTTGAAGTTTCCAATACTTTTACTATTTCGTTAATAATCAAATATCCTCTTTCCCTAAAATCGTCTAAATCAACTTTTATAGTTTTCCATCTTACAATTTTACCTTTACAAGAATAAGCAATACCTACCGATCTAGTAGCTAAATCTATACTTAGTACATTTATTTGATTTATATTAGAAGGAATATGAACTTGATTTTTAGGTTGCTTCACTAATCTATTTCTTTCTTTTAATTTTAGTTCAGTTTGAATTCTCTTCATTTTCTTTCTTTGAACTATATCTATACATGTTCCTTTTCTAATTTGATTGAGAGTAGCCATTTGAATATTCTTAGTTTCAATAAACTCAATATCATAGCAGTAATTAGTTTTTTCTTTAAACAGATACTTAATAACATAAAATTCTTCATCATTTTTATTTTTAAATCTTTTATCTACTATTTCATTGACATCTATTTTTTTTCCCATATTTTTACTCCGTTTTTATTTATATAAAGCTTCTTCATTTTTTCTATAAATCTTATATAAATTCCTTAAATACTCCTGTGCTTGTGGTTTTAAGTGTTCAAAATGCCATTTATGTTTTTTTACTAAATTTAGTAATTCTTGAGAAGAATTTGCAGATAAACACATATACCAAAACTCTATTATTTGCATAATTTTCCTTTCTATACCAATACTTTATTTAATATACACTATATTAGTATAATTTCTTTATATATATGATTTAGGTTACCGTTCTAATTAAGATAAATTCAATTGTTGAGTTAGTTTTTTGATAAAGTTACCCTTAGGTTACTGTTTTGGTTACCGTTCAACCTCGCATTTTATGGGAAAGGTTACCGAGTTACCGTATTTTTTCATTTTTTCTATATTATTTTAGGTATATAATTAAATTTGATATATATACCTAAATATTTATCTGTCCTATGTTGATTTTTGCGGTAACTCGGTAACACTCTCCATTTTATCGCAAGTTCAAGGGTAACCTTTACAGTAACCAGCAGTAACCTTTTTCGTTTTACTTTGGTATTATTAAATAAAAACAGTAACCTTAATCACTTTATTATTTTAAATTTAGCTATTTTATATGTTTTTGCTTCTCTTGTAAAACCATCTTTAATCTTCTTAACTTCGCTGTTTGAGATTATAAATTCTTCCTCTATAAGTTGCTTTCTTAAAGTTTTCATATCTAGCAATTCAAGAGTAGAATTCGTTTTTCTTTTCTGCTCATCAATAGCTGTATAAAGAAGTTGAAATCTAGCCCAATGTTCGTTAGGAGTTGATACATAAAAACTTTCTAAATTTTCTATCCCTGCATCTTCAACTAATTTTAAGAGTTCAATAAAATTATCAGTAGTTGTATACTCTTTTGAAAAATCTGTATTTAAAAAACTTACAAAATTGCTTATAATTTTCATATCTATCTTTAAAACTCTTGAGAGGGCTTTTAAACCTTTTAACAAACAATTTAGGTTATATAGTTGCCTTTCATCTTTTACTTTATCTAAAATTGTACTATCAGTAACTATAACTCCATTTTCAAGTCTATCCATTAAAGCAGTTTTACCAAGTTTTTCTAAAATATCAGTATTTTTGAGTTTCTTATAAATTTCAAAATCACCTTTGTTCTTTTTGGTAAGACTTGTACTTATCATTCTGTTTTGAATACTCACATCACTTAATTTTGTTTCTCCCGAGATAATCAATGGAGTACACAGATGGAACTCAGCTAATTTATTAGTTGTATTTCCTTGATTTATAATCTTGTTATCATAAACAGATCTAATTGTTGAATATAAATCATTCATTTTCTCAAGTTGAAATTTACCAGTTATTTTAACCTCATCTATAGCCCAAGGTGTTATATTTGAGCAACTGCTAAAACTTCTTATTTGGTGATTAGATAAGGTTGATAAACTTTTTATATTTTCCCTTCCACCAAATAAAATTCTTGAAATAAACTCAACATATTCAGTTTTTCCTATGCTCGTTGTCCCAGAAACTTCTAGGATAGGATAAGTTCCTTGAGTATGAAATCTACCTAATGCCCAGCAGATTCCTAATAAAGATTGATTTACATCACTTCTCATATGAATTAAATTTTTTTCAAGCCATTCTTTATCTTCTGTTGTCAAGGCTCCTATTTCAGAAATTTTTGTAATTTTTAAATCTCTTTTATCACAAACAACATCTGAATCTTCATCATAGTATTTACCATTTCTTATTCCATAGTATTCTATTTCTTCAATATACTTTTCCTGATTTTCTTCCTTTAACCAATCTATAAATTTTGGAATAGTTGAAGGACTAGCTAAATACACTCCCATAGCTTCAGCTATCCCTTTTATAGATAAAAGATCAGATATTCTAGCTTTGAATTTTCTTTCTCTTCCGTTATTTATAGCTTTACCTATTAAAAAGTTTTCAGAAAAAGCTTCTACCTCAACTAAGAAATTACTAACTCTAACAGTTTCTTCTCCGCCATAATAGATATATCCTCCATCATCAATTTTAAAACTCTTAAATCCAGTTTTTATTTGAGATGGTTTATTTAGTAAATACTCATAAACTTTATCTTTTCCATTTTTCATTAAAACTTCATTAACATCTTTCTTTTTGTGAAAATGAGTCTTATAAAGTGGAATTAATAAATCTTTTAATTCATGAACAATTCTTTTTCTTGCTTCTACTCCAGCTTCATCATCATCTGTTGCAATGATGATTTTTTGAAATTTACTAAGCCAATTTTTTTGCATTTTGATACATTTAATATTTGTAGCTCCAGAAGGCAATGAAACAGTATTTTCTACTCCGGCTTCTAAAGCACTAAGTAAATCTATTTCACCTTCAACAATAACTAGATAATCAAAATCTGTTATATTTTGCCAATTTAAAAGATAGTCTAAGCAACTACCTTTCTCACTCCATAGCTTTTTATCTAAACTTCTGTATTTAATACCAACAACTGTCTCTCCATTAGTAACAGGTATCATCATACTTTCGTGAGTACCCATTCTATAAAGTTTATTGATATTATTTTCATTTTCTATGCCTCTACTTTTTAGATATTCAAGCCATTTTTTATTTAATTTTTTTGAATTAAGTATTAATGAAGAGAAATCTAAAATAGCTTTCTCTTCTGTTTTTTCTTCAATTTCTGAAATATTTAATTCTTTTTGTATTTCTGGAAATTCACTTATATGTCCACTTTTTCCAGTTGAGTGGCACATATACTTTCCACTATTTACATTTACAGAAAAACAAGGATTATCTTTTTTAACTTTTTGGCAGACTGGACAATAATCCAGTCTAGCCTCATCTCCATAATGTTTTATTTTCATAATTTCCCTCCATTAGAACGGAAATTCTTCAGGTAAATCCTCGTTCTTTTCTTCTGTTTTTTCTTCAGTATGATTATTGCTTGGTTTCTCAATAGGAGCTGCACTTTCAAATTTCTTTCTAAATCTTTCATAAATTTCAGGATTCTTTTTATTTTGAATTTCATCAGCTGTTTTTTTACTTTGAATATCATAATATCCAATGATGTTATATCTTAAAAAATCTCCATTTAAACTAACTTCTACTATTACACCAATTTTTTTATCTGCAAGTGCTGGAATAAAAACTTTGTTTGGACTTTCTATTGGGACTAAGTCTTTATTCTTTAATTTACATAAGTAAGTTAATTTATTTAATTTTTTTCTAGCATATTCATTTTCAGTTCCATCAGCTTTTCTAAAAAATTCAACTGGATAAAAATATTGTTCTTCATCAGTTTTTAAAACTAACTTAAGCCCTTGAGATTGAGATCCATTCTTTCCACTTATTATTAAAGCTTCCTCAATAGTGCAGTTATAAACTCCACTCTTATTTACTGTTTTACTACCTTCTTTAGTTTCTTCTCTTAAATCTTCTTCATTTTCTGTCCATAAACTCATCATATTTATTTCCTCCTATTATTAATTAAAATATTCATTTGATTTTTGTATTACATAATTTAAGTCATTCGGAATTCTTAATTCATCAAACATTCCTTTTGGGCTTTTACAAGTATCATTGCCATTGTTTTGAGTTCTAAAATAATAAACTCCATCTTCAATTTCTGTTGCTAAAACTATAGTGAATCTACCTTCCAATCCAACCTTATCATCAATTAATTTTCCTATAGTCTTTGCTTTTTTTCTTCCATCATCTGTAACTTCTATGTGCTGTAAAAAGATTATATTTATGTCTTCTCTCATAGAATTAGCTTTATCAACTAAGTTATAGAAATTTTGTCCTATCTCGGTAAATTTTTCATAACCTTTTTCTTTAGCTCTTCTCATATATTCATTTGCCATGATATATTGAGAATCATCTATGATAATATTTTTAATTTCTTTTTCTTTATCTAAAGTACTTAAGATTTTCATAATTATTTCAGGTCTATCACTTATAAATCTATTACCTTTTGGATTTTCTTTGCTTCTTAAAGAATATCTTTTTTTAAAACTTTTGAATGGTAAAGGTTTATCAACAGCTTGAATAATAAAAGTTTCTTTCTCGTTTAAGTTTTCAATGCTTGTAGATTTACCTGTTCCACTTTCTCCAAGAACCATTATCATGTTTGCCATATTTATCACTTCCTAATTAATGAGATTAATTTTCCAATAAGTTTCTTTGTTGCTTCTATATCTTCTAAGCTATCATGAGCTTTTAATTCAATCCCAAAGTGCTTGCACCAAGTTTCAAGTTTATTATTTTCTAAAACTGGTAAAATCTCAGCTATCTGTAATAATCTAATTGAGTACAAAGGATCTAACATAGAAGAATCTAAATAGCTAAATAAGAAATTATTTCCATGTCTTTGAAAAAATGCTTTCAATATGTCAACATCAAACCTTACGTTATATCCAGCAACAATAAATTTGTCTGTTCTATCATATTTATCTATATACTTATCAAGAAGATTTATAAATTGTTTATAAACTTCTTTTTCTTCAACATATTTATCTGTTTTTAGGTCCTCTAATGTTCTTCCTTGAACTTCTAAAGCTTTTTCAGTTACTTCTGAATTTTCAAAAGGTTTTATGTAAAAATTAAATTTTTCTACATCTTTTTTATCAATTCTTATTATTCCTGAAAGTTGTATTAGTGCAGCTTTTTCTGGATTAACTCCACCTGTTTCTGTATCTATAAAAATTATCTTATTCATTTATCCTCCTTACTTTATATTTAAACTATTCTTTTCTACTATATTTGCACCTTGAACATTTTCTCCAGCTTCAATAGCTTTCTTAATTTCAGTTTTTGAGATTTTTTCTTTTGTTTCTATCTCAATAAACTTTTTATCTATTAAACTCTCATCATAGATATTTACTGATTTTGATTTTCTTAAACTTAGGTTTCCAAGTTCTGTTTCTATTTTAGTAATTCCCATCATTTCCATATTTCTAACTATGTATTCTTTTCTACTATTTATTTGATTAGAAATAGATTTTTTTAAAGCTTGAAGTCTTTTTATTTTTTCTTCAACCCATTTTAACTTTTTTTAGGTTTTTTA